CGGACACATGCTTCCGTGTTGAAGGGAACTCACGACGAAAGCGCACAGGTGTTACATCTGTGCCGTCGTAGTAATCCCCTCCGCAAGACTCTCGGAATTTGCCATTCCAGAAAGACTTGCCGACATTCACCTTAAGACCGAAGGCCTCAAGGTGGTCGACCACGGAGCGTACACTATCCACGGGGATAAGTATATCATCCCCATAGACACGCACCTCACCACGAAGAGAAAGGATATCCCTCCGCGTAAACCGGGTACTGAGCGATGCTTGTATCCCCATAAAGACGATGGTCGTAAAGACCATGGCCTCCATAGGGAAGCAGAGCGCTGAACCCATCGACGCGTGCTTGGCAAGGGTAATTACCCCTACGTCCGGCACATCAGCCTTGGTCGATCTAACTGCTTGGACGGCCTCAGAAATACTAGGCCACCTCGCAAGGAGATCAATTACATGCTGATTCGAAACTCTATCGGATGCCTCACTCATATCGAGCGTGGCGGATTTCCCTGTAAGGGAACCATCGCAAGCCATTACCCTGTTGGGGTCCTGGTCTGTGAATCCGACGAAGCCAAAAGCAAGGTTAGGGCGGCGTTGAGAGTGCTGCCCACTAAAACCTTGTTCGAGCTTCTGAACCAGTGGACGGAGGAAGGCTTGCTGCATATATTGCATGCAGGTTGGCTCCACCGCAATGATTCTTGGAGTCTTGAGCGTCTTGGGGACGGTTATGACCCTTACGGGTCGTTCGTCCTCAGGTTCGATGATGTGCACACGTTCCAGATCTTCGTAGTAGGAGACGCTAGGCAGGGCCCATTCCTCAAACGGGAACAGGTCATTAAGCCTAGCAGGCCACTCAACTTGATCGAACTTTTGGTTTCCCTTAAGTCGATCGGCCGTGGCCCCTGGCCCGTGCTTCGGGAGGAGAATAGTCTCCTCATCCCACTGCAAGAACTCAAAGTCCTCGCTAGTGGAATAGGTATTCCTCGTTCTGACTCCAGGGCCTACCAGATACTGGTAAACCTCGTTGTCGAGTTCTTGGAAGACCTCCCCGAATATGAGCGCAGCCATTCGCCGGAATTCCTCACGGAGCTCTGGTGAAGTTGCTTCGTCTGCACTTCGCGCGTCATTCTCACACTCGATGTACTTACGCATGGCGCCTTCCTTACGTGCATCACTGCACTCCAGAAGGATCTTGCCGTACAGCATAGTAAGCTGTCGGATAGACAAGATGCAATCAATGCTGGGATCATCGAGCAGCACACCAGTTTCACGATCAAACACTTGATCCAGGAAACCTCCTAAGAATAGGGGGAGACCTCCTCTTCGCCGAAATCCAACGAAGAGAGTGGGATCTGTCTTACCCTGCTCCAGACTTCTCTCGAAGTCTTTTGCAAAGGCAGGCAAGGTGATAGTCAGGAATGACACACCTTCGTGTTTGCATCGCTCCGCGACTGTTTTATAGTCACGGATGGCGCTGGTACAACAAAAGCT